ATGTATTGATTCGGTTGCGTGAAACATCAGTCTCAACTGTTTCCGAAACAACTTATTCAAGCCTGATTGGCAAGTTTGTTAATGATGCCAAACGTCAGATTGAAGATGCGTTTTCGTGGAATGTTTTAGGACAAACCATTACAGTCACTACCACCGCATCTACCGCCTCGTATGCTTTGACTGGTTCTGGTCAGAAGTTTCAAGTGATGGATGTGATTAACACCACAAGCAATGTTGGTCTTAAAAACATCAGTTTTGTGGACATGAACCGCAAGCTAAACTTCACGCCACTTGTCAATTCAATCCCAACTGAATTTGCTTTTGACGGTGTTAATGGAAGCTACGACACCAAAGTAAATCTCTATCCAATACCTGATGGCGTATACACAATTAAGTTTGCTTTGACAGTGCCACAAGCCACATTGTCATCAGATGCAACAGTTGTTCTTGTTGCTGACACTCTGGTTGCTCAGAATGCGTATGCAAGAGCATTGGTGGAGCGTGGTGAAGATGGTGGTCTGTCTTCATCTGAGGCATATCAGTTGTACAAAGGAATGTTAGCTGATTACATTGCTTTGGAAGGAACTCGCTATCCTGAGAACCAAGAGTTTGTGCCAATATGAGCCAAGCACTCCAGACTTATTCTCTGACGGCCCCAGGCTTTCAAGGGTTGAACACCCAAGAATCGCCTCTTGATTTGTCACTTGGATTTGCCTTAGTTGCTCAAAATGCAATCATTGACCAGTATGGTCGCATTGGCTCACGCAAGGGATACGCCAAGGTAAATTCATCAAGTGGTGCTTTGGGCGCAAATGATGTGACTGTCATCAATGAGTTGGTGCAAGCAGATGGCACTTTGACTGTTTTGTTTGCTGGTAACTTGAAGCTGTTTAAACTTGATAGCGTTAATGCTGTTTCTGAACTCACTTATGGTGGTGGTGGAACTGCACCAACCATTACCGCTAATGCTTGGCAAACTGCATCTCTGAATAGCATCACATACTTCTTTCAATCAGGGCATGACCCTCTGATCTTTGATCCTGCTGTTTCAACAACGACATTTAGACGGGTATCTGAGAAGACGGGGTATGTTGGCACTGTGCCCAACGCAAACATTGTTATATCTGCTTTTGGTAGATTGTGGGCAGCAAACACCACAACCAACAATGCAACTGTCTTCTTCTCTGACTTGATCTCAGGCCATGTATGGTCTACAGGTACTGCTGGTTCATTGAACGTGAACAATGTGTGGGTAAATGGTGCTGATGAGATTACTGGTCTAGCAGCTCACAATGGATTCTTGTTTATCTTTGGCAAGCGTCAAATATTGATCTATTCTGGTGCTACCTCACCATCAACCATGACTCTTAGCGATACTGTTGAGGGTATTGGTTGCATTGCCAGGGATAGCGTCCAAACAACCAGCACAGACGTTATCTTTCTGTCAAACAGTGGTGTTAGATCATTGATGAGGACTATTCAAGAGAAGTCATCTCCTGAACGTGACCTATCTAAGAATGTGCGTAATGATTTGATGACTGCTGTTTCTGGTGAAGATGTATCAAATATCAAGGCAATCTATTCTGAAACGAATGCACTGTATTTGTTAAATCTTCCATCATCAAAATTTGTCTATGCGTTTGATACAAAAGGAATCATGCAAAATGGTTCATCAAGGGCAACCATTTGGGACAGTATTGAGCCAACGTCTTTTTGTTCAAGGCGCAATGGTGATTTGTTGCTTGGTAAAAATGGATACATTGGAAAATATAGTACGTATTTAGATGATGCGTCAACCTATAGGATGGCGTACTACACAAACAATTCTGACCTGGGTGATGTGAATATTACCTCTATTTTGAAGAAGATAAAGGTCATTATTGTTGGCGGTTCTAATCAGTTGGTGACATTAAAATGGGGTTATGATTTCACAGGAAATTATTACTCTGCACAAGTAAACATACCAACCCAAACAACTGCCGAATATGGCATTGCTGAGTATGGTGCAAATGCCACAACAATAGCCTATTACACTTCTGGAGTTGCACTAACAACTGTAGAAACAACTGCATCAAGCAAGGGAAAGATTGTTCAAATAGGTGTTGAAATGGATATAAACAGCAGTCAGTTATCCATTCAAAAGATTGAACTTCAAGCCAAAAATGGCAAGGTCGCATAGGGGAAAAAATGTCTAATTACACACAAACAACGAATTTTGCAACCAAGGATGCACTTGCATCTGGCAATCCTTTAAAGATTGTTAAGGGCACTGAGATCAACACTGAGTTTGCAAACATTGCAACTGCTGTTGCAACTAAGGCAGACACTGCATCTCCTACCTTTACGGGTACAGTAACAATTCCTACATTGGCTGTCACAGGCACATCAGCGTTAACAGGTGTTGCCACACTAACTGCCCAACCAATTCTGTCTAGTCTGACAGCATCTAAGCCCGTATTCACAGACGCATCCAAAGGCTTGGTATCTACAGGCACTTTGGGTGCAGATCAAGGAGGTACAGGAGTTGCAAACAATGCGGCAATGACTGTCACGGGTTCTGGAAACTTTGCTTACACCAGGACTTTGACAGGGGTAACAAACGTCACTTTACCTACAACGGGAACTCTGGCAACACTTGCAGGATCAGAAGAATTTACAAACAAAACTCTAACCAGCCCTGTAATTGGTGGAACTCCAACAGGCGTAGGGGTTCTTACAAGTGGAACTGCTCAGGCATCTACCAGCGGTACAAGCATTGACTTCACCGGCATCCCTTCGTGGGTGAAGCGGGTTACTGTAATTTTTGGTGGTGTAAGTACAAATGGTTCAAGCAATTTGCAAATTCAAATTGGCTCAGGGTCAGTTACTACTACTGGTTATACTGGAAATTTTGGCTATATATATTCTAGCAATGGGGCACAAGTTGCAACCATAACTACTGGATTTGGTATTCAGTCTCCTAGTACATCGGGGCTAATTAATGGGCATATTGTATTGACTTTATTATCTAGTAATACGTGGATTTGTTCTGGGGTTCAATCAAATTCTGTGGAGCCGTATATGTGTAGCACAGCAGGCAGATTAGCTTTAGCTGGCACATTAGACCGTGTCCGAATTACCACAGTCAATGGCACAGATACCTTTGACGCTGGCTCCATCAACATCATGTACGAATGACCATGATTACAGAAGAAGTCACACAAGTCATTGATGGAACATTGGATGACATTGAAAACTTTGACGAAATTTCGTTGGAGCATTGGGAATATTTCAAGAACAAAAAACCAATCTTCAACAAAGAGTATCTTGGCAAGTTGCGTGTTGTGATAGCAAAAGAAGATGACAAAACAATTGGGTATGTGTTTTATGGTTTGTTTCAAAGCCCATACCATGATGAAATCTGGTGTCAGATTGATATGTTCTTTTTGAGTTCATCACACAGAGGCAATGGAATAGGAAAGAGAATGTTTGAACTTGTTGAACAAACAGCAAAAGACAATGGGTGTAAAAGACTTATTTCAAGCTACAACTTGAAAGAGTCTTTAGAAGTGTTTTACGAAAAACTTGGTTTTAATGCTACTCATGTAGCGGTTGCAAAGGAGATTTGAAATGCCATTTTCAGCAGCACTAGTAATGGGAGGTGCATCACTCTTAGGTGGTGTAATGGGTGGCAATGCCTCCCGTGATGCGGCAAATACCTCTGCACGGGCACAACTTGAGGCGGCACGAATTGCTGCTGAAGCGGCAAAGTTTCGTCCAGTTGGAGTAACTACTCGCTTTGGAGCATCTCAGTTTGGGTTTGACCCATCTGGGAATCTATCAAGTGCTGGTTACACAGTTAGTCCAGAACTTCAAGCCTATCAAAATAGATTGATGGGATTGGCTGGTGGCGCACTATCTCAGGCAGAAGGGGCACAACAGCAATATGCACCACTTCAAGGTGCGGCGCAGGGCTTGTTTGGGTTGGGCCAACAGTATCTGGCTCAGTCTCCAGAACAGGTTGCCTCTGATTACATGGCAAGACAACAGAACTTGTTGGCTCCAAGCCGTGAGCGTCAAATGTCTCAATTGCAAAACACTTTGTTCCAGCAAGGGCGTGGTGGCTTGTCTGTGGGTGCAACAGGTATGCGTCCAGGCGGTGGTGCTGGTTTGGGTGCGGCATCTCCTGAAATGGAGGCGTACTACAACGCAGTGGCTCAACAAGATGCGGCATTGGCGGCACAAGCACAACAAGCTGGTCAACAACAAGTTGCATTTGGAACTGGTTTGTTTGGTACTGGTGCTAATTTGATGAACCAATATCAGCAAGGTCAAGTTGGTGCACTCTCTCCATTCCAAGCATATTTGACTGGAACCCAAGGCATTGAAGGATTGGGTCAATCAGCTTTGGATATTGGGTCACAGTTGGGTGGAAGGTCTGCTGCCGCTGGTGCAAATGTTGGTCAGTTTTTGTCAAGAGGTGGTACAGGTGCGGCACTGACTTCTCAAGCAGGTCAGTTCGATCCCTTTTCCTATGCTTTGCAAGGTCTTGGTCAGAATCGTCAATTTGGTCAAGGGTTGGCAGGTCAAGCATTAAATATGCGATATGGAGCAGAAAATGTTTATGGCCCATATGGTCGAGGAACAATTCCAGAATTGACAAATTACGACACTTATTAAGGAATAATCATGGCAACAGATATTGTTCAAGGCTTGTTTGGCATGACTCCAGAGTCTTACCAGCAACAAAGAGATGATGCGGCACTTGCAAGGGCGGCTGCATTTGGACGCATGGACCCAATGCAAGCGGCTCGCACATCCATTTACTATGGCGCTAACCAGCTTGGTAATGTCGTAGGTGGAATGCTTGGTGCTGAAGACCCTCAATTGGTGAGAATTAGACAGCAACAGCAGGTGCTTTCAGGATTGGACGTAAATGATATTAAGTCTATTGCTGAAGCTACTATGAGAGCAAACCAAATGGGCAACCCCCAATTGGCTTTGCAATTGTCTGCTTTGGGTGATAGAGTTTTGGAACGTCAAGATTTATCGTTACAGCGTCAAGATTTATCGTTAGAGCGTCAAGACAAGTTGCGTCAGCGTGCGGCGGCTGCACAGTCTTTGGCTAGAACTCAAACA